AATAGGAACAATGGCAGAAGCATTTGAAAGAGACTTTAAAATAATAATGGATATTTTGGGGGTATTTGTAGATCTAATAAGTGAAACCGTAGATGCTTTAACTCCAATGGGTGGTGCTTTTGAAAAAGCATTTGCAGATGCTGAAGAATTTAGAGCCGGTATGGAAGAATTTAAAAAGACTTTGGTGACTGTTAATAGTGCATCTGGAGATACAGAAAAGGCAATTGAAAATATTGGTGTAGCTGCTAATAAGAGTACAGAAGAACTGAGAACATTGTCAAACGTATTTGAGGATATTCTGGGAAAATTTGGCATCAAACTTATAGATTTTGACAGTATATTGAAAGATGCTGGACTAGTGGCCCAAGGTATATCCAGACTATTTAAATTTAATATTGGACCAACAATAAATGATATTTATGTAGGTACATTGCAGAAAGCATTAGATTTAACATTTAAAATTGAAAGTTCATTTGCTAACCTTTTTTCCATTGTAGATGTTGGGGCCAATAAGATAGTTGGAAAATTCGCAGAAGGTATAGATCAAGCAAACTCTAAATTATTAAATAAATTTATACAAGCATCAGAAGATTTAATTAATATTGTAGCAATAAAATTAGATAGTTTATTGAGCAAAGATTTTGGAGGATTGGCAAATAAAATAGGAAATGCCTTTGGCAAAATAGGTAGTAAATTATCTGGTGGTGTTTCTTCTGCTTTACAATCAGGTGCTGGTGCTGTTATGGGTGCTGTTGCTGGTGTTGGTGTAGTTCTGCAAATAGCCAAAAAACTAGGTGAACGTGGCGATAGTGTTAAGCAAATACAGACAAGTATTGAGCAAGATGTACAAGCACAGGCAAAGGCAATAGCATTAGGACTAGAAGCATTGCCAAGTATACTCCTCAGAACACTTCCAAAAGTTCTCGTTGTATTTGTAGATCAAATAATATTTGGGTTGTTTAAAGGATTGGCACAATTAGCAAAGTTATTTATAGATGGATTTAAGCTATTATTTAATCCAAAGTTATTATTTAAAAGTATTAAAGAAGGATTCAGAGCATCATTTGAGGAGTTTTTCAGACGTGTCAATGTTGTTAGTGGCATACTATCTGGAGACTCAAAACGTGGTGGTGGTCGTTATTTCCCTTCTGCTCGTGGTGGCATTAAATTTACTGGTGCAGATGAAGGGCTTGCTATGTTGCATCGTGGTGAGTTTGTAGTACCAGAAACGGGTCAAATGCCACAAGCTGTGCAAAGAACAATGGGCATGGGTCAAGGCAATATAACAATAAATATTAATGCGTCAGTAGTAGAAAGAAATGCTATTGATGATCTAGTAAGAAAGATTGAAAGACGATTCCAGACTTTTGGTCAAAGTACGTCACCACTATTTGGGGGTAGATAATGGGAAATGCTAAATTTTATTATTATCCTGAGCCAGATGCCAGGCAATTGAGAACAATTGATTTGGGAGAAAAACTTGGAGAACTGTTTTCAGAATTTTCCTATGATGTCAGATCTTCCATTTCGAGAGGTGGAAGAAGATATTTAAGTTATGGACTTTCTCAAGAATTTGTAACGATCCAACGGGATAGAATGCTATTAGGAGAAGATTTGGCAATAAAACTACAGACCATGCAAAACCATCTTGATCGTGGTGGTTATGTTATGTTCTCCTCAGATAGTGACAAGGCATATCTCCATCCAATCTTAAATACAGCAGAACAACAAAGTACAAGCTTATTATTGGGTAGTAATCCATTAAATGATATAGTTGGTTCTAATGTTCCATCTGCTACTGATTATGTATCAATACATACAGGTTCACCAACTAATATTCTAGAATATAGCAAATTGGCAAGTGTAGATAGTTCTTTTTCAAGTTCTGTTGGTGGTACAGTAGTAGTCAACCCCAAAATAGCATATACATACAATGATCGTGCTTTTTTGCGACACTATAGATTTTTTCCATTTATGAGAAGACCAGCAAATGAAATAGGTCAAAATATCATTACTAATGAGGGTGGAAGATTATTCAGTTTAAATATCAGATTATATATGGATACTTATAGCTTATTTAATAATCATTCAGGCATTGATGGCATAAATAGGACACCAAATTTTGGTGGTCGTGGTGTTCCAAGTGCGTCAGGTGGTGATAATCCATTTGCAAGAGTAGGCAATGTTGCTGAGTTTGGGCCAGAATTTATGCAACGTCAAAGAATAGAAAGATTTAATGATATAGGATAATATGAGTTGGGATCTTGAATTTGTTGGCCAGTTAAACAATAGTCATATCAGTACAAGATATAGATTATCGTTTATTGGTGTATTAAATGCTTTGGGAAGACCATTTGATATTTATGATGATTCTGGAAGTATCCAAATAGCATCTAGAAGTATAAGAATAGCTGGCACTAGAATAACACCACAAAGATGGTCCGTTAGTTTTGGGGGTTTTTCACTAGATATTAGTGGAGATATACGTGAGATACTCCCACAGATGAGACGAGGTCAAATAGCAATATTATCAGTAAGTTTAAATGGAACAGGATATAAAAATCTTGCTGTGGGTAGTCTAGACACTTTACAAGGTCAACGTGGTCTATTTACTTTGGGTTTTAAAGATTTATTGTCAACCTTACAGAATAGTTTGGACACTCGTGCAGGTACAGCATTTTCAGATTCTGACCCACCACATTTTTCTTTATTCTATGAAGTAGGACAAACAACGACATCAACATCAGTATTTGGTGCTAGTGCTACTACATTAAATTTAACAGATGCCTCATTTTTTAAGAAGGGTGGTACCAAGGGAATTGTTAAATGTATAAATGATGGTGCTGGTGGTGGCAATGAGGAGTTCTATATATTTTGGGAAGGTTCCACAAGTACCACATTGACAACCTGTTCCACAGCAGAATATGGTAATACATCTAGAGTATCTTTGGTTAGTGGATCTACTGTCAGATATTGTGCATGGTTGGAAGGAACACCATATGAAATAATTGGAAGTATATTAACGTCAACAGGAAATGGAACAAATGGAGAACTTGATTTATATCCTGTTGAATGGTCTGTAGGTGGGAAGATACCAAAGGAACTATTTGACATCTCAGATGCCAAAAGAGGTAGTAAGGAAATAAAAAGAAGTGACAGCGAAAACTATGATTTGGGCATAGCTATAGAAAGTCCATTAAATAATGGCTTGAGATACATTGTTGATTTACTTCTTACAGTTGGCATTTTTCCAGTATATAGACAAGATGCAATATCAATAAGGGCTTGTACTGATCCAGAAGGAGTAGAGACAAGGCAAACACCAGATTTGAGAGCCCAAATATCAGATTATGACATTATAGATTTAATCTCACATGAGTTTTTCTCTACAGATATAGCAAACATCTATAGAACAACATATATCAAATACAACTTTCAAAACGTATATTATTCTGGTGGCAAATACAATTCTAGTCGTGTTGATAGTCTTCCTGCTTTAAAGGAAATAGAAAGGGATTTTTCGCAATATTATCTAGCAAACCCAGATAACAGGCAAAGTCAAGCATTAGGAGATTTAAGAAGATTACGAGTTTGGGATTTATACATATCTGAAAAAATTGTTATTAGATTACCATTGAGATTTGCTACATTAGTTGCTGGTGATGTTGTTACCTTGACAAGTTCTTATATAGAGCATCTATATGACCCAATTGATCCTATATATATTGGCAGATATTGCTTGGTATTGGGTTGTGACTATTCTATAGATGATCAAGAGTGTATTGTTACTTTGGGAATACCGTCACCAAAAATGCAACGTACAACTGACTCAGAAGATTCTGATGCAGGTTATACTGGCTGGTTACCAAATGAGGACCATAATAGCACTGATTTATTTATCTGGTTATCGTCAGATGTAGATTTGAATGAAACATCTGGAGATATTACGACTTGGATAGATAGGCAAAATTCTTACAGTTTTTCAAATCAAGCTGGAAATAATAATAATTACAATACTGGTGCTGGTTCTCCTTCCAAAGAAGTTACAGTCAGTGGATTTAATTTTGCCAGATTTACACATGGTGATCATGAGTTTTTGGCCACAGATTATAATGCCAAAATGGATTTATCCTCAACTGATGGAATTTGTATAGTCATGTTGGTACGTGCTTTTGCCGATCCTATTGGTGATACTGACTTTAATGGTGGAAATTACTATAGAACACCTTTGATCAACTGTGGAAGAAGTTACCAATTTAATTTTTTGGATAATTTCAGTGGGTCCACATATACAAATGCCATACACTTTTCCAACAATTCTAATAACTTCCATGAAGATAATCAAATAAATCCACCCGATACCAACTGGAAAATAGTTATTTACAGTTCATCAGATGTTGGAGGATATACTGGAGAAGATGGATTATTTGTAAATGGCACACGCGTAAATACTAGTGATTATCCACCTACTAATGCAGATATATCCTTGTCTCCAGATTTTCGTATTGGCAGAGATCCAGATATAAATTACAGCAATCAAAGTCAACAGTTTAATTATGCTTTTGGGTCATTTGATTTGGCAGAGCTTCTAATGTTTTCTATACCTTTACATGATTCAGAACGACAAAAAGTAGAGGGTTATATTGCTTGGAAATTTAATCTGACATCTTTATTGCCAATTGGGCACCCATACAAAACATCACAAC